ATACTCTGGTTTAGAGAATATTTTTAATCTTGACTAAGCGATAATAATCATTTGATGTTGCACCTAGTGTTGCTCCATCGCCTGATAGTGGATTTGCTACCATGCCATATCTCGTCTTAAAACCGATTTTTGGCTGGAATGTATCTGGATCAACTGCACGAACCATTTGTAGTGGAATATATGGGCAATAGAATAGACCTGCGTCATAAGCATTTGAACCCTTATAACCAACTACCATAACATCTGAGAATGTAGTAGCAGCAGTTGAGAAGTAAGGATCAACAAATACCTTGTAGCGTCCGTTTAGAATACCAGCAAAAGTATTTCCAGTATCATCAACAGTTAGATCAGTTGATAGTGCTGGGGTGTAATCTAGCTTACCAGCCATTGCTAGAGCAGAAGCAACGTCTGAAGAGCAAACGATAATATTACCCTTTCCTCTACGAGTTGTCTTTGCAATAGTGTTTGCTTCTCTTTCAACGTGGAACATTAGACCCTTGAATCTTTCGACTGACCAACGTCCATCGGAATCGACGTCTAGATCGAAGAATCCTGCAGTTGTGGTTCCTGTAGCAGCACCAGCCTTAGCAACCTTATATAGAGTTCTAACAACTTCACGGTTGATTTCTGCCATGATTTCAGTTGATAGAATATTGCTTAGTTCTGATTCTGCATCTAGACCGTGCACAGTCTTTAGATCTTGTGCTAGTTCTAGTGAGTATTCAGCCTTCAATGCACGAGTCTTTGCTTCAACTGTTACCTTTTCGATGCTGAATCCCATGTTTAGTGGGCCGAAACCTTCACCAGCAGCAGTAGTCATACCAGTACCATATGTTCCTAGACCACCACCAGATTGGAATGTATCTGCTTGGTGTGTACCAGTTCCTGAGAAGTCGGTATCTGCTTCGTTGAATAGAGCTTCAGTTGAAGTTAGAGGACCAGTTGCGCCCGAACCATACTTTGACTTCATTGCGAAGATTAAACCTGTTGGCATGTTCATTGGTTGAACGCCGCAGATATCATAAGCCATTAGATTTGGCATTGATCTACGAACTAGAGCAATTAGAACTGGATCAAACTTATCAACGTTGCCCATTACGTTTGCTGGAGTACCAGCTTCCATAATTAGCTTTCTTGATTCTGCTAGAGCCTTTTCTTGATTTTCTAGTAGAGTAGCAGTTACTTGCTTTCTGTAAGCATCCTTAATTGGGGTCAATTCTGGGTGTTCTAGAATTGCCTTCCATTTTTCTTGTAATAGATTTGACATATTTCTCCTTTAAAGAAACAATTTATATTCTTATTTATAAAAAATTAAAACTTGAGATTTTTAGAGATTGCACTTGCGTATAAATTCATTACAGGATTTTCAGCTAGAATTTCTTCTGATTCTGATTTTTCATTTAGTGCATCTTCGGTTAGATTCTTCTTTGAAGTCTTTGTTGAAACTTCGAATGCATTCTTAGCAATATCTCTTAGATTTTGTTCATAAGAAGACTTGTTTTCGAATGTTATATTTTCAACTAACTTCTTGAATCTTTCTTTTTGTACAACAGTTAAATCTTTGGAAACTGATTCAAAGATATTGTTCTTAACTTCTTTTTCGACTCTGTTCTTATAAGCAATAGTCTTAGAAATTTCTTCATTTAATTGAGCTTCGTAAGTTTCTTTCTGTTCAGAAATTTGAGCTTCAAGATCTTGAATCTTAACATTTAGTTCTTCAGTTGGGTTCTTTCCTTCTGGAACTTCGATATTATGTTCAGTTAGAAGATTCTTTGCACCATTAAAGAATGATTCTAGGATCTCAAACTTTAGACCTTGTTCGATTGCTAACTTGTTTTCTTCAACCCAGGATTCAGCAACATAAGTTAGATACTTATCTACAGATTCAACAACTGATTCGTAAACTTCGATTGCTTCTTCTTCTGTTTCTTCTTCCTTCATTGGTTCTTCTTCAGTTGTAGATACTTGAGAAGTTTCTGCCTTCTTCATATTTTTAACTGTTGCGATCAACTTATTAGCTAGTGCAGCATCATCAGCAATTGCCTTTAAGATTAGAACGATATTAGCAAAAGCATTGTCAGCAATTGCATTTCCTTCGATATCTGACATTGTTGCTTGTAGAGATCTTGCGAAAGCTGCTGGATTTACACCCAATGCTCTTAAAACTTTGAGCATTTCTGGATCCATAGCTAATTCTTTTGCATCAACTTCTTCGCCTTCTGCTTCGTCAACAACTTCAGATTCTGATTCTAGTTCAACAATTTCTTCTTGTTCTTCTAGTTCTGAATCAATTTCTTCGTTTTCTTTAATTCCTGCTGACTTCATAACACCCTTTGCAATTTTATGAGCTTTTGTAATTGTCGATTTCTTAAGAGGTGGCTTATCACCAGCAATTTCCATTGCCTTAGCAGTTCCAACAGCATATGCTGCAGATGGTGTGTTTACTGGTCCCAATTTTTCTTCAATCTTCTTTTGAACTGCATCTTCGAAAACTGTCTTTAACTGTTCCTTAAATTCAGGAGTTAAATCCATACCTTCGAAGAGAGAATCAAATGTGTTTTGGTTATCCATTAATTTCTCCTATATCTATATTTCTTATTTATAAAATTTACAATTTTGAAAGAAAATCTTTGAAAATAACCAACTTAGCTTCTGGAAGAGATATAGATGTTGAGTTATCAATTTGATTCTTCCATTCTTCAATTTGAATTTCTTTAAACTTACCATTTTCATAAATCCATTCTCTTGATTCCATAACAGCTTCAACAAAGGCTTCTTGTGCTGAAGGATCAGCAACAATATCAGCAGCAGTCATAATCTTATAATCTGGCTGAACAATCGAATACCCACCTTCATTAGCCAAAGAACCTAATCCTCTTGTAGAAACACCTAATGTGCAATCTGCTTCCATAAAGGCTTTTACAATATTTCCGTTTGGCGTATCCAAGATTCTTGCTTTACCGATAAAATTATCACCATCAGGTGTTAGAGAAACAATAAGATGAGAAACTCTATCTAGATTAATTGTTGGATTTTCTGGGTGACCTAATTCACCGAATGCTCTATTCTTAGAAACGTATTCTTCGCAGTATCTGGAAACTTCTTCAGTCATCCATTCTTTCTTGTACTTTCTACCGTTTCTATTTGCTTTTTCGCATTGAATAAAGATGCCTTCGATGAAATACTTCTTGGCACCTTCAACCGCTTCTGAGATTATTTTAACTTCTTGATTTACTTCTCTGAGTAGTTTCATTTGTACAATCCTGCTCTTTTTCCTCTAACTATAGATATCTTTCTTTTTCTTAAGATTGAAGATAATTTAGCTGCTCTTTTTCTTGCTGATTTTTTTGCTGATATTTTTCTTCTTCTCTTTTCAGAAGGAGACATTCTCACTAACTTCTTACCACTTACTCTAAAACCAGCTTTTGCAGATTTAACTTTCTTTCTTTGAATCTTACCAGCACGCACACGATCATATCTGATCTTCTGGCCCATCTTAACTGTTTTTTCGTTAAGCATTAGCTATATTGACCGACCTTGGTAAATCCTGAAGTCTTTTCTACTTTCATAATAATTGTATAAGGATCGGTTGTGGTAGAAGTAAGAAGAATAGTTGAATCAGCTCCGGATGCTGAATTTGTTATTTTAGTTTGATAATCTCTGTAAAGATCTAATCTTCCTGATCCATCAAAGTGACCAATTAATTGATCAGTTGAACCATTAAAGTATAAAGAAATTTTATTAGTACCTGTAATAGACCAATCAATCTTTTCAATAGAAACAATGGCAACACCAATTGTATTAGTAAATCCTGTTGCGCCAATTGGACCAGTTGCACCGCCAGGATGTAACACGAAAGTTAAAGTTTCTGCTGCAGCACCAGATATTTGTATAACAGCTGAATTTTCGTCTTGTTTGAGAATTGTTGTTGTAGCCATTTATTATGCCTTTATAAACTCTTAGAGATTTCTAATTTCTTCTTTTCTAGAATATCGTGTATCTTTTGTGATACAATCGAATCTACTAATGGTTTAATAGAATTTGGTTTACTATCTTTTGATAGCTCAATAATTTTTTGGATTTTTTCTCTTTGTGAAGTTATCATATTATCCTCTTAAATTGCGGGAGTAGACTGAGGTGTTGGAGGTGCAACCATAGCAGGTGTTGCAGGAGTGCTGGTTGTTGGTATTTGGCCTGGTAATTCTCCAGGTAAACCTATCTCACTACCCATCCCAGTTTCGTCACCTAAATCTAAATCTCCCAATTCATCTGTTGGTTCTTCTGGTTCTTGGCTTCCTTCTTTATCTTTCTTCATTTCTGCTATTTCTTCTTCAGATAACTTCAAGAAATTCTTCTTGATATAATCTGGTGAGAAATAATCATCACCTAAACCAATAGCAGTTGAAGCTAATTCCATTCTTCTTGACTGAATTTCTGCTTCATTATATTCTAAGAAGTGAGAATCTTTTCTGAAATCGTAGAAAATATTATTCTTAATATAAGCATCCCATTCATCGACAGTTACAATATTCTTAAGAATTAACTGTTTTCTTAATAGATCTGTAAACAGAATAGCAAATCTATTTCTTAGTCTCTTAATGAACTTTGTAAACTTAACTTCTTCTCGGTCGATTTCTGTTGCTCTACCTGTATTAAATGTAGAACCAGCTGTAAGTCTTGTGTTTGGAACGTGTAAGGCACGATATAATCTCTTTTGGAAATATTCAACATCACCCATCTCTCCTAGATTCTGTCCACCAGGTAGAGTTGTGATATCAGTTGATTTACCATCGTCACCAACTGGAATCCAATAATCTTCAAGAATTGATAAAGTTTTTGCGTCATCACGCAAATCACCTGTTACTGAATCGTAAACGATCTTATTTCTGAATTTATTCATCAATCCATTTACATATTGTTCAGCTTTAATCTTTGGAAGCCCAGCAGTTCCTACTTTGAAAATTCTTCTTTCAGGGGCACGTGCTAGACGATAGATAACAGTAGCATCTTCTAACATTCTTAATTGATTATAAGGTTTAATTGCTTTATGTAGATAAGAAATGATAACTGATTTATTTCTATAATCAATTAATCCAGAATTAGATGTTGCAACTGAATCTGCAGGAATATTTACATTATTATAAGCATAATATTCTTTAACTGGTTTTTGAATTTTCACACCACGTTTGGAATATTCGTCTTTTACTTCTTTAATCTTATTAATATCTCTTGGATCCATATATCGCAATTCTTGGATCCCATCTTTAGTATTCTTTGCATCAATTACAATATTGAAATAAATTCTACCGTCAACATACCATCTCTTAAATATTTCATATGCGTTTGCATTAAAATCTAGAAGATTTAAAATATTTTCAAATTCACCAGAAATAACTTCTTTTACTTCTTCGCTGAAAGGTAACTTATCTAATACAATTCCGACTGGGGACTCTGCTCCATCCCCAGTCACAATTGCTTCGTTAATAATTTCATCAATCGCCGATTCGATATCAGATTGTAAAGATAATTCTCTATACTTATTAATTAAGAGTTTGGAATCCGATGTACCAAACTCTAAATTATAAGCTGTGTTGATGAATCCCCCGCTTGTTGTTACAATGGTGGCGCCATCGTCGTCAATAGGAGTAACTGGAGAAATTAATTCTTTCTCTTCATCAACTCCCTTTCTTTTAATAGTAAAACCAAAAAAATCGAATGGCATTAATTATCCTTTAGTTAATAGCTGGTGCTGATTCCCACCAATCATATTGTAGTGTAACTGTGAATTCCTCAATGGTATCATTTGATTCCCAAGATACGTCAATTGCAGCAATATCAGATGGCCAAATCGAATTGAAATTGTATCTCTTCAAAACTTCGCCAGTCTTAGCATATTGTCTAACTTGAGCCTGTGTTGATTTATAATTTGGTTCAACTTTTAAATTACCAACATGTGTGTTAATACCGCTCATCCATCTTTCAAACGCATTACGAACATTAAATGTTTCTTCGTTAATAACTGTAACAGTCCATTCAGCAAATGTTTGATCACCAGCTACTTTAATCTTTCTTCCGAAGTATGGAATCTCGATAATACCAATAGTTTTACCAGGTAACTGAGCAGCTTTGCAATGAAATACAAAATCTGGACCAATACCACCACCGAAAACTTGAGCTTCGAATAATGTAGGTCTTGCGCCTTCGGCAGCTAGTTCTCCTTTAAATCTATTTAAGTTAAATGGCATATGACTTATTTAATCCTTTAATCTTATTTATTCGTTGAATAAAGAGGGGATTTCTCCCCTCTAATTAGAATTGGCCAATGATTTCGTTAAATTCGACACCGGTTCTTACAGCTACGAAGTTCAACTGAATGTAGTTGATGCTTCTTGCTGGTTTGATATAGATGTCTCCAACGAATGAATTAGAATCAATTACTTGCGGAGTGTTATTTGTTTCATCACAAACAACCTTGAACTCGTAAATTCCTCTTCTGCTTTGTACGTCTCTTAGATAAGGTTCTACTAATCCAACGAATTGTGCACGAGTAAATTCATCATTTAATTCGAATAGAGAGTATTTAGATGCAGTTGCAATTGCTTTTTCTAAGACAATAAACAATCTACGAACGTTGATTCTATCGAATGCAGATGGCTTAGATAGAAGTGTCTTATCCCCAAATAGAACTGTTCCTTGTGCTGGGAAAGAAGCAACAGGATTTACACCTATTGAATATAAATTGTCTCTATCTGCCTTGCTCGGATTCCATGACAACTTAACAACATTCTTGATATTTCCTCTGTTAAAACCAGCTGGCGAGAACCATGGATCATTAGTCTGGTCTGTTCTTGCACACAAACCAGCAATATCACCATTCAGAGGAATCCAACGATAGACATCGTTGTACTTATCATATTGATACTTCCATCCAGAATCTAATACTGAATAAGAAGACGAAGGTAGAGCGTTTCGGTAAGTTTCTATATCATCATATTCTTGGCCGCTGTTGTCAACAACAGCACTCTTGTTAGGAGACAAGAAAACAAGTGCATCTTTTCTAGCTTCAGCAATTGAATTTATTAAATATGTACCAACAGTTGAATTAGCATCTGCAC